TTATCGCTTCCCCCCATCATTACGATCTGCGGCGGGGCCTGAGAGCACAAAATCGGTTCCCGGCATGTGTGGGAAACCACGGAAATTTTCTGTATTCCCAAACACATCCCGACACGTTTCAAATCGCTTGTCACAGGTCCGCCCCAGCGCTGCGATTCCACAGCGCTCATCCCCCAGCACCGCATCGCACTGCCGCTGCAAAATCCTTCCTACCGGGCGCTCCAGATCCGCTTTCAGGGACACAAGCTCGGCTTCAAATCCGCCATGCGCCCCATACGACAGCTCACTTAAATAACCAGACCAGACTGAAACGCCGCCCAGCTCCGGCGCAGTCCAATCGACGCGAAACACATCCACTCGTGCGCCATCCCAAAGCCCTGCAGATAAGTCTTCTTCGGTAATCGCTTCACTCGACAGAACACCGCCCGCTGCCCCGCGCCCGGGCTTTAGATCCGCGCTTTGCGTGAACTTACCCGCCTCCACTGCCGCGCCGGGTGCATAGAAAACCCCCGCCACCTCCAGCGCGTGGTCATGATCGCTCACCCCGATCACCAGCCCATCGCGGCGGGTTAACCGCCAGCACAGGCACAGGGTCGGTGTCTCTGACGCCAAACGCGCAGAGAGTTCTTCTGATATCTGCTTCATGATGTCAGACCACTTCTATCAGGCCGATACGTGTTGCCCGGCCTGTCCCCATCGCCTCGACAACGCCTTCAAAGCGCTCATTCTCGAACCGCACGACACAATCAAACTCGAACCCGGCTGAGACGGTCACACCAACCGCAGGCGGCACATCAAACACAATCTCGTGCCTTTCCACATGCCAACCGCTCTCCACCATGACAATATCCAGCGCGACTTCCACGCTGCCCTCAAGCGGTTGGCGAATATCGCGCCACACATCACCATAGGCTTTGCGCAGGGCGAAACGAGTTTGCGCCCCGTCTCCAAGCCCTAAAACCTGATCCAGAGCGCTTACGTCCACACCAGGTCGCGCACTCGAATGATCCAACGGGTCGCGAAACCGAAATGCCTTAAGCGGCCCCTGACGCGCTTCGAAGAAGGCCATGATCTCATATAATCGGTCCAGCGTATCGACTGCTCCACTCACATCCCATCGCCGCCGCGAGCCTGCCCAGCTACTCCCGCGAACCTCTCGTCCGCTCGCCAGTTTCAAAACCTCGACCGGACGCTCAGGACCACCGCGCGCGCCCTGCGCCAGTACAAGCGGAAAGCGGACATCATCAAAATCCTGCATTAGAAGAACCTCCCACCCCGCGCCGTCGCTGCCGCAATCAGTTCAGACAAATCCCCAGATGCCCCAACCGCCCCGCGCGCTGTCGCCGCCAGTTCAATCCCAGTCTGCAGCTGCAGGATTTGCGTATTGATCCCGGTAATTTCTTTCAAAAGCAGCTCAATCAAGCGCTCGATTTGCTCGTCCAGAACTTCACGGAGAACGTCTTGTAAAACCTCATTCACCACGGCTCTTGGATCATCCGCCTGCATGGCTCACCTCCGTGATGAGTTTGATCCGCAACACACCGCGATAGGCGCGCCGATCACGTGTGCGCATGACATCGCTATAGGTCACCATGGCCGTCACGACCCTTTGGCCGGGCACGCTCTCGCCCGGCCAATCCGTTGCCTCAATCGCGGCGCGCAAAGCCCCCAGAATGCCTTTCGCCTCTGATAGACCGCTATGGCGCGACAGGCTGACGAATTGCAGGATATGTTCATGCCGTGGCGGGCTGACCGCATCACCGGACCGAACCTCATGACGCTCTAGCCGCACATAGGGAAAGGCTTCCACCCGCGTTTCGCCATCCACCACGCGTGCCGGATCACCCAAAGCCTCACGCACCGCCAATCCAGCCCGCAACACGCGCAAGACCGTTTCGGCGATCGCGGTGTCGGCACCGGCACTAAATCCATCAAAACTCATAATCTCACCCCCCGTCGGCTTTGCAGGATGGCCTCGGCCCGTTCAGGCAATGGCCCTTCATCACGCACGCGGCGCAGGGCCGTATCCCGCCGCTCATAGGTTTCCTGAAGGGTCAGCAGCACCGCCTCGATCAGGTCATTGGGCACATCACCCGCCAGGCCGAACCCGGCCTCGAACACGATCTCAACCTGCCCACCCGGCGGGATACCGGGCACCATGCTCCACGGGCGCAGGCTCAATCGCCCACAATCCAAACGAAAACGGGCGGTCTCATCTGAAACCGCCCCGTTCTCATCGATTAGATTGACCGCCTGCAACGCCCTGACCGGACCGATTGGCAGGCGCGCGCCACGTCCGTTCAGATCAGGCGGCCAACGTGACCAGACCGCCTGCAAGGTCCGCGTGATCAGGGCGAGGCCACCCACTTGCTCAACCCGCGCAGCGGCCTGTCCAATCAGGTCAGAGACAAGCGCATCTTCCCCATCATGCCCAATCCGTAAAAACGCCTTCGCCTGCGACAGAGACACAGCCTCCCCCGCTGGCGGTGAAATCACCGTCAGGTTTGTCATTTTTCATTGTCCTGTATCAGGCCGCGTCAGAGGGCGCAGCACGCCCCTACACGATGTTTAAGTTGTAATTTCGACGCCATAGTCGATGCGATAGAGTCGTCCCTCGCCCCATAGCAGCATCTCTGGCTTGTCGCTCATAACGAACTCAAACCAGCATATTTCACTCATAAGCTCTGGGACAGTATCGGCACACCCGCACATCATAAAAATACCATCTCTTTGATGCTTCCGATTGATAATCCAGCGTTCGACCTGATCGTCAAATCTGATTTCTAAAAGCTCTTGGCTTTCTGTCTCAACAAAGACTTCATATGCGCCGTCGGCATACTCAAAACGGAATTTACGCATCCCCCAATCCGCAGTTTCGTGATCGCCAATACGTACCCAACCTTCCTCGTCCAACCGTGTCCGAAGTGGCTTTGAGAAGATGGAGAGCAATCGCCTTAGAAACATGTACTTTTGCTATCATAAGGGTGCGTCTCTACCCAGTAAAAACAGTACCTGGTGGAGCTTTTTTGTAGCTCCACCAGGTAGGTAAACTTCTAAAACACCATCGCCTTGATCGCGTCGAAGTTCTGGACGCCGCCGCCGACGCGCTTGGTCGTATAGAACAGGACATATGGCTTGGCGCTGAAGGGGTCACGTAGGACGCGCGCACCTTGTCGATCCGCGATCAGGTAGCCGCGCCGGAAGTCGCCAAACGCAATCGCGGCATTGCCGACGCCAATATCCGGCATGTCCTCCAGTTCAGTCACCGGATAACCCAGCACCGTTGCCGCTTCCCCTGCTGCGCCCGGGGCCCAGAGATAATGTCCATCCGCCGCTTTCAGCTTCCGCACCACAGCTGCTGTGCGCCGGTTCATCACAAACCGTCCATTCACCCGGAATTGCGACTTTGGCGTATGGATCAGGTCAATCAGCTGATCCCCGGCATTGGCCTGCGCAAAATCTCCGGCAACTGAGCCGATATTGCCCCACGCATGCAGGCTCTCATCGACAATTGTATAATCGAGAAAGCCCTTCGGCTTGCCGATCCCATCGCCCGAGACAAAAGCCGCGCTTTCCTGAACTGAGAACGCCGCCTCGACCTCATCGGCGAGCCATTCATCAACATCGGCATAGGCATCTTCCAACAAGGTCTGCGTCGCCGCCGGCATGGCGTAGAGTTCCCCTGCCGGGAATTCCAGCAGGCTGAGCCCCGCCGTTGTCGTTTCCGGACGCGGGGCCACCTCTCCCGCCCATTGCGCCCCAACACCCAGCGAGACCGGCTTGCGATAAACCCCCGCAGACGTCTGGCGCACCGTCGCGATCTGGCGCATTGGGCTCGTCTGCATCAGGCGCGCTTCGATCAGCCGATCCAGCTCCGGTGGGGCAACATAGCCGCCCTGCTCATCCGTCCCAGCCGACAGCGCCTTGGTATCAAGCCGGGCCAGACCGCTCTCATCACCCTTGCGAAGATATTGCCCCCAGGCCTCATTATGCTCGCGCACCTCCGGCGCACTCACCCCCTCAGCAGGACGCGCCGCTTTCAGGCTCAGCGCATCCAGCCGCTTGTCCAGTTTACGCAGCTTTTCATCGAGCAGCGTGTCGGCTGCGCCCTTCTGCTCAATCTCGGAGAGGCGCTCATCATTTGTCGTCTTATAGGCTTCAAACGCCGCCATCATTTCGGCGGCCAGCACCTTGCCCTCACCATCCATTGCTTTGACTTCCTTGGTCATTTCTTCTCCTTTGACCTAAACCACCACGAACCGCGCTGCAGGCAGCATCGGCTCAGCCACCAGTGACACCTCAACCAGATCCACGTCGGCCAGCGTGCGTCCCCGTTCCCCACGCGGGGTCCAGACCCGCGGGCGAAACCCAATCGACAGCCCATCAAGCGCGCTCTTACGCACCAGACGCGCCGCGCCATCACCCTCAATCAGACCGCGCACGAACAAGCCCCGCCCATCCTCAATCATCCGGACCCAGCGCCCGGCCACAGCCCCGCTTCGATGCTGCAGCAGCATGGGAACACCGCCCCGCCGTAAACTCCGCGCAAAGGCTCCGGCCCGCACGACATCCCCGGACTGATCCACCACCCCAAACAAAGACGCATAGCCTTCGATCAGCAGAGCTTTTCCGGACCGCGCTTCCAGTCTCGCCACCGCGCTCAAAGCTGATCGACCTTGGTTTCAATCCTGTCGAGTTGGCTGCGCACGGCTTCGAGTTGTGCCTCAACTCGCGCCAGGCGCTCAGCAACAGGCTGGGCGGCCTCTACGCGCTGCTCCAGCACTTCAATCCGATGCATCGCTGCCCCGGCCCATAACAGGGCTGCGCCCGTCTGAATGGCCAGCGCCAATAAAAACCCATATGTCAGTTTTCGTTCCACCATCATAACCCCGAGGGGGGATGCCCCCGCCTTCAATTGCCGCCACCCTGCCCTCACGATTGAGGAGAGGTCACGCATGAAAAATTCTGTCATTGTCTTTACCTTCGTGGCCCTCGCGGCCTGCAGCACAGCCCCGGTTGTGACGGACCCAGAACCGGAAAAAGCCATGCTCTCGGATGAAGCTTTTCAAGCCCTGTGGGACGCTGCCTATAAATCTGATCCTGAATCCGACAGCGAGATCGCGTTCACCGAACTCCTCGCTCGCGATGACCTGACCGGACGCCAGCGTGGCGAGGCCTATTATGGTCGCGGCACGATGCGCGGCATCTATGTTCGCGACTGGGACATGGCCTATCCGCAATGCGCGCTTGGCGACTTCATGCAGGCCAAGGATTATCCCATCTCTGAGGCTCGTATGACCCAGATGAAAAAGAGCATGGCCTACCAGCTTGATCGCCGGAAACACTTCCCCAAAGCCCCGCGCCTCTGCATGGAATACGCTGCCGAAGCTTCTGTCTGGCTCTATGCCGGTGAAGGCAAGGAAGAGTGAGGAGCCAGCCCCAACATCTCCCGTTTCTCTATATCACTCAGGAACTCAGCCGCTGAAATACGGCTCCAAAGTGCTGCGCGTTCATCAGCAAAAGCTGGCACCTCATCCAGATCGGGCATGAGGCACACATCCTCAAACCGCCCTGACAGCCAGACAGAGATTGCCTCTGCTACCTTCGTGACGAGCGGCAAAACGGTCATCCGCCAAAAGGCGAGATTGGCCTCTCGATAATTCGAGTAAGTGTTGTCGCCCGGAATACCGAGCAGCATAGGCGGCACGCCAAAGGCGAGCGCAATCTCCCGCGCGGCCGCATTGCGCGCCTCCTGAAAATCCATCTCTGCGGGGCTGAGGCTCATTGGTTTCCACTCCAGCCCGCCTTCCAGAAGTAAAGGGCGTCCGGCATTCGCTGCCCCAGCATGCCCATCAGCCAACTCGCCTTTTAAACGATCAAACTGCTCATCGCTCAGGCGCGCGCCATCCTTGCCATAGATCAGCGCACCGCTTGGCCGCGCCGCATTATCGATCAGCGCTTTTGCCCAACCCGCAGCCCCATTGTGCAAATCGAGCGCTTTGCGTGCCGCGCCAAGCGGCGAGAGGCCATAATGTGGGTTAGAGGGGTGATAGAGCTTTAGATGCAGGACTGGGCTCCAGCCATCCATTTCTCGCCCGATCATACGTTCACCGCGCTTGGCACGAACCGCATAGCCTGAGACATGCCCCTGCCCGTCCTGCATGACGCGAACCGTGTCCGCTCGCAGGGCGAAAACCCCACGCGGCGCTTCTTCCTCATCAAGCGTTACCGCCTCGGCCCAGGCATTGCCGGTAATCTGCAGGTCGGCATAAAGCCGCTCCAAAAGGGTCCGCCCAGCTTCATCCGGATTCGGCTCACGGATCAGGCGGGCCACATCGTTTTCACTACAGCGCAGCGGAATGCTCGCCGCGGCCTCGGCAATCATGCGCACACAGCGATACGCCACCGCATTCCCGGCAAAGCCATCCCGCATTAGCGAGGCCGCATCCCCCCGCCCCCAGACCGCGCCCGGCAACTGCGCCAGCGCGACCATGGACACAGCCGACTTCGCCTCCGGTTTTGACCAGGGTAATCTCATCGCCTCACCTCATTTCTCTGAACTGTAGGCAATTTACGCCAATCTTCGTCCCGGTCGGATTGATTCATATCCGCTTAAGCATTCGCGGGCTTAGCTATGGGGATAAAGGGGCTGTCTATCCAACAAAATGGAAGGTCTGGCCTGCGGGCGCGGTGTGTTTCGCGCAAGATTTGGATGCAAAGGAGCCAGCATGCTCGGACGAGTCATTTCTGTAGCTAACTCAAAGGGCGGTGTGGGTAAGACCACAACCACGGTATCACTGGCGGAGGCTTTTGCGGCTGAGGGGTTTAAAACCCTTGTCGTCGATCTCGATAGCCAGGCCAATGCCTCCCTCCTGATCTATGGCGAGGATGGCGACGAGCGGCTCTATCAGGCGATCAACGACTATACCAATGTCTCTGACTATTTGCGTGAGAACTTCCTTGGCGAGTGTTTCGCGCACATGAACAAGTTCATCGTGCCCAATGCCAGTGATGTTTCCTATATGGGTAAGCGGCTCGACCTGTCTCTGGTTCCGGCCACGCCGGGTCTGCGCCGGGCCGAGCGCGAGCTGATCTATATCCTGACCGAGCAAGGCTATTCGATGACCGCAATTGAAGGCCGGGTTGGCCTGCGCCTGCGACAGGACATGGCCGACCTGCGAAAACAGTTCGACATCGTGATCTGCGACTGTCCACCCGGCATCTCCGCGATGACCGAAGCCACGCTGTCAGCCAGTGACCTGATTATCGTCCCGACCATTCCGGACTTCATGTCCACGCTCGGCCTCGACCTCTTTACCGGGGACATTATTCAGAGCTTGAAGAAACGCGGACTTTCTAATGTGCCTGTCGTACTCGCCACAAAGTATGACAACTCCCCGCACCAACAGGCTGTCCTCCACGCCATGCGCGAGGGCGCCAGCGATCCGGACATCGAATACGACATGTTCGAAACCGTTGTCCCGAACAGTGCTGACTTCGCGGCCAACCCGGTTGAGCTTGGCGCCAACCCGACCCTTGCCCAGAAATGGCAGGGTGAAGCCTTGACCACCATCAACATGCTCTATCAGGAAGTACAGGCGCGACTCGCCGCGCAGACCACATCTGAAGCCGCCTGAAAGTCAGCCTCATGAGCCTCACCATCGATGGCAAAGCCGCCCTCAAGGCCATTCTTGAACGCGAAGACCTGTTTAACCGGGTCAAACCGGCTGATCTGTCTCAAGCCGCCGTCAAACTTGCCAGGAAGCAGCTCAATGCTGCCGGGCAAGGCAAGGATGACCTGCTCGCTCTGAAAGCGGCCCTCGGCGATGACGTGTTTGAGAAATGCCTCGACACGCTGACGGCGCATCAGGTCAAGCTCCTCGCCCGCCGCCTCGATCCAGGCGCAGAAGAGATTCAGGTCAATACGGGCAGCTCAGCTCTGCGCCATGTCCGGGCGATCCTGTCCGGTTCAGTAACCGCGTCCGCCGCCCCGACTGAAGCCCCCAAAGCAACTGAAACGCCTCCTAAGAAGAACAAATATCTCGGCCGCAAAGCCTTTCGTACAGGCCGCTAGAAGCCACGCACGCGCGGCCCCTGCCCGCCTTCCAGCATCAGTGCCGTGACCGCCCAGACGAGCGCATCGACACGATCCGGCGATCCGGTAAACCCCGCCGCGCCAAACCGGCACATCTCGTCTTCCAGCTCAGCCAGTACACCGACATGCGCCACGTCCCCTCGCGCATAAAGCGCCGCCACAGGCTCAGCCCGAACCCGTTTGCCAAGCTTCGCATGGCGCAACAGGACTGGCACATCACATCCCGCGCTTTCCAGAACCGAGCGTACCATTTCCCCGCCCTGATTGGCCTCGGCGACGACCGCGCGCGCACCAACTGAGCGCACCAAAGCGCCAACCCGCGCGCCCCAATCGAGTGGGCGCAAGCCCTGCACTGACCCATCCGCCAGCACAAAGCAGCGCCGTCCAAACCCCTCGGCAATCGCAAGCCCTGCTGCTATGATCCCACATGTATCAGCCTTGGCTCCACTTGTGGCTGGTGGGTCAACCGCCACGATAATGTCCTCAAATCGCTCCGGAGCAGTCATCACGCGTACCTGTTCAATCATGCCACGCGTCCAGACTGCACCCTCCGGTGTATCCAGCAGTTCTCCAAGCAATTCCTGCCGCGCCAGAGCTGTGCCGCCATAGATCGCTTCCATCGCCTGAATGAAGCCATCGGACAGATGCGCCGCATTATCTTTGGTCGCGGCTCGTGTCAGAACCGCTTCACCATCCACCAGCCGCTTCACCAAAGGCACGGGGCGCGGTGTCGTCGTCGCCACGCATTGCGGATGCACGCCCAAGCGCAATCCCATCTGTAACGTATCCCAGACAGCTTCACCTTCCCGCCAGGCTGCAATCTCATCACACCAGGCCGCCTCAAATTGCGGACCGCGCAGGCTGTCCGCATCTTCTGCGGAAAAGACTTGGCCCACCGCCCCATTCGGCCATTCCAAAGTCCGGCGGGAGACATGATACACAGGCTGCGCATCCGATAGGTTTCCCAGATGGCGTAGGCCAGAAACACCTTCAATCATCACCTCGCGCACATCCGTCAGGGTTGGTCCAACCAGCGCTACACGCCCCACCCCGCAATGATTGACGGCAAACCGGACCCATTCGGCCCCGGCCCGCGTCTTGCCTGCCCCCCGTCCACCCAGAAACAACCAGTTCCGCCAGTTCGTTACATCTGGCGGGGGTTTCTGCGCGGCCTGCGCTGTCTTCAGAAACGGATACTGCGCCAGAAACTCCCGCTGC